AAAACAATCAACGGAACTTCGATTTTGGGTAGTGGCGACTTAGCCGTTGGTGGTGGTGGTGGTTCTGCGGGTGGACTTCAAACTCCAAATCCTGGAACGATGTTTAATTGGCCAACTTCAGCAGCTATAGCGGGGGGTAGTTTTCAAAATAACACTATGCAAGTGGATGAGATTTTGTATACTCAGTATATACCAATGTCAACATTTACAACGGCATCGTTCAAAGTTGATGTTCAAACAGCACAAACGGGATTGGGCAGAATAATGGTATACGACAACAACCATCCAACAAGTGGCGACAAAAGACCTGGAAATTTATTATATTCAAGTACTGATTTAGATATGTCAACAACGGGAATAAAAACTGCAACAACGGCTTTTACTTTTACTGCGGGTGAAATTTATTGGTTAGCTTTTCAAGCTGATTGTACTGTTACTGTAAGAGGGTTAAGAAAGGAAAATTTGATTCCTGTTGGATTTTTTGGTTCTAATATAGTGACTATTTTAAAAACAGTTTTTAGAGCCTATTCAGATGGTGCACCAAATCCAGGCGCACCAAACTCATTTGATTTTGGCCCTTGGCCAGCAGTACTTATTCAACTATAAAAAATTAAAAATATGCAAGTAAGAGAAGAAATTTATGACGATAACGGGCTTGTCGAAGTGAAGTTCATCGAAGTAGATGAACCAACACAAGAAGAACTAATCGAAGAAAAGGAAGAGCAACTTTTGAAGATTTACGCTGAACTTAACGAACTAAAAGGAGATAATTAAAACAAACAAATAAAATCAAATCAAAATGAAAAAGGTAACGAAAGAAGAGTTAGGATCAATTGAGTCAATGTTGACTACGTTCAACAACTTGAAGATGCAGCTAGGTGATGCTGTGCTATCACAGAATGCAATAGTAGCAAAGATTGATTCATTAAAAGAAGAGTACTCTGAATTAGAAAAGGTACTCGCAAATAAGTACGGTAAGGACTCAAGGATTGATGTTCAAACCGGTGAGATAAAAGAAAAAGAAAAATAAAAACAAAAAGATAAAGCAATGAAGATAAATTTATATCAGACAGACTCAACACCTTCACTTACTGATAAGGTTATAGGGACGGATGTTTCGGATAACAACATCACGAAGAATTATATGTTAGGAGATGTAAAGACTATCTTCGATCAAAACTTACAATCTGTACTAGATACTGGTAATACATCAACCACAGCAATGAATGTTACTGCGAGTGCATTCAGTACTATAACCAATCTGTACACTGGAACACTAGACGTTGCAACATCTCTTATAGTAGATGGAACGTTTGTAGATTCAGCAGGTGTTACAAACGATGGTACTAAGGTTCTTGGCTCAACGGCTACAGGAAATCCTTTATGGGTTACTGATAGTGATTCACAAAACCTACAGTCAGTATTGGACTTTGGTAACACTTCTACTACAGAGATGACTATTACTTCAGCATCGTATAGTAGCATAGAACTTTTAGGTGTAAGAAGTATGAATTATTCACAAGAGTTTACGGCTAATGGTGTATTTATTGATTCAGCAGGCGTAACAAACGATGGTACTAAGGTATTAGGTTCAGATGCAACGGGTAATCCACTGTGGGTTGCTGATAGCGACAATCAGAATCTACAATCAGTATTGGACTTTGGTAATGTTTCTACTACAAAAATAAATATTACATCAACTGCACAAAGTAATATATCCAACTTAATATCACCAGAACTAACTCTTAGTGGGTTGGTTTATGATTCAGTTCCTAGCCTTGGTGATGGAACTAAGTTCTTAGGAACGGACGCATCTGGTAATGCTTTATGGAAAAATATTACTTTTTCTCCTTCATTAACTGAGGTTCTTAATACAGGTCAATATTCTGCTCAAGAGCCATCAGGACTAGGAATATTTAATGCTATTCAAGTGAAGTTTGGTAACGCTACGGGTACGGCTTCTGATCCTGTTATGATGGATGCGCTTGGAAGTATAACGTTTAACCAAACAGGAACTTACTTTATAAATGCTTATGCGTCTGTTGATAGACTAGGTGCTAACGGTGGAGTAGCTATTTTCTTGTATAGATTATTATTAGACGGAGTTCAGGTTGGGTATCCAGTAGCTTTGGAACTTGACAGAACAAACATTAGTATCCCTGAGATTCAAGCTTTCCCATTGACTATTACTACTGCAGGTACTGTATTGACATACGAGATAGCAAGAGAGGGAACCGTTGACGCAGGCGGGTTGTATCCATACTTTACAAGTACAAGTTGGGGTAACTCTCCATCAGCAGCTATTACGATAAGTAAGTTAGGATAAAATAAAATAAAATGGACATAAGAAAGATATCTGTAGGTCCCGACTACAAGTCGGGGGCTATGCATTATTTGGTAGGGCAATCTGTCTTAAATGGTAGTTATTCAATTCATTTGATTAAGTTTGAGGAAGTAAAGAAATCATTTCTAATTTACATAGAGAATGACGAAGGTATAATGCTATGGAAGGAGTTTACGAGTACTATGCCAGTATCTATAGAGTACAACATTAATTTTTTATAGATGACCGATAATGAAAGAGCATCCTTTGAAAAACAGGTTGCAGAATTAGAATCTAAGATGTCTAAGACAGAGGACTTTGGTGAGAAGATTGAACTAGCTGATCAAGTCCACAATATAAGAATGAAATTAAATGGAGTCAAACCAACTGATTCACATATAGACTGTATTGGTTGTGGCTCATAAATTAAATTATGAAATCACCATTTTCGTTTATAGCAAAGCCTGTAAAGGGTAGAAGGTATAACAACACAAAAGAGATTGCAGGATTGGATATAATTACAAGCACATCTCAGGAAGACTTTAAGTTCTCTAACAGAGAGGCTGAGGTAGTAGAGACACCACTAGGGTATAAAGGACCTATAAAGGTTGGAGATATACTATTAGTTCACCACAATGTATTTAAGTATTACTATGATATGAAGGGTAAGCAAAGAAGCGGCAAGAGTTTCTTTAAGGATGACTTGTTCTTTATAGATGAGGAACAGTACTATATGTATAAGAGAGATGGGCGATGGACACCAGTAAAAAGATACTGCTTCGTTGAGCCTGTTGATGTAGAAGACTCTTATATATTTAAACCACTTAGCGAAGAGCCGTTAGTCGGAAAGATGAAGTATGCGAATGGCTATCTACTTGAAAAGGGAGTAAAGAATGGAGACAGGATTACGTTTCAACCCGACAGTGAGTATGAGTTCACAGTTGATGGGGAGAAGCTTTACAGGATGTTTGATCATCAAATAACTATGATTTTATGAATAAATTTTTATATTGGGATGACGAGTGGGACGAACAGGATGTTCCAATAAGAAAGCAAAAAAGAATTAAGGATGAAATCAAAAGAGATAAAGTTAAGAATAATCGAAGCCGGGGAGAGAGCAGTGGAGCAACTCATAAAGGTAGCTAAGGAGGATATTATTAAGCACGACCCTGAGGATGACATATCTGCGGATAGATTAAAGAATGCAGCAGCAACTAAGAAGCTTGCAATCTTTGATGCATTCGAGATACTTAACAGAATAGAAGCAGAGAAGGAGGCGATTGAATCATTAGAGAAGGGAACAAATAAAACTAATACAAAACAAGGTTTTGCAGAAAGACGGTCTAAGTGAGTTATACAGAGTCCTTGAGGGTGTAGTACCAAAGGGTGTGTTAAAGTCTAAGAACAAGGCTAAAACGTGGCAATACGGGTATAATTCTAAGTATGATATAATTGTTATATCTAAGACAGGTCAGATAGGTGATATTATAGAGATCAAGGGACTGCCGATTGCCTTGCCCTTAGAGCCGAAGGAATGCATTAAGAGAAGCAATAAGGAGGAAGAGCAGTACTGGGAGAGAAATGAAATACCTAAAGAGTTAAGTAAGATACAGTCTATCTTTCAGTGGAACGAGAAACCATCAGAGTTTAAGGATAGATGGGTTGACTATATTGAATCAGAGTTTGACAAGAGAGAGTCTGGGGTTTGGTTTATGTCTAATGGTATACCAACATACATAACTGGGTCACACTATATGTACCTTCAGTGGACATCAATTGACGTTGGATACCCTGACTTCAGGGAGGCGAATAGACTTCTATATATACATTGGGAGGCTTGCAAGGCAGATAAGAGAAGCTTTGGTCAGGACTACCTAAAGATAAGACGTTCGGGTTTCTCCTTTATGAGTTCATCTGAGTGTGTTAACACAGGTACTCTAGCTAAGGATGCTAGGGTTGGCATACTGTCAAAGACAGGTTCCGATGCAAAGAAGATGTTTACCGATAAGGTTGTTCCAATAAATAGTAGGCTACCATTTTTCTTCAAGCCTATTATGGATGGTATGGACAAACCTAAGACTGAACTTGCGTTTAGGATACCTGCTGCAAAGATTACCAAGAAGAATATGTACGACACCACAAACGAAGAGTTGTTTGGTTTGGATACTACTATAGATTGGAAGAACACAGATGACAACTCGTATGATGGTGAGAAGTTATTACTTTTAGTACACGATGAAAGCGGTAAGTGGATAAAGCCAAATAATATACTTAACAACTGGAGGGTTACTAAGACCTGTCTAAGATTGGGTAGTAAGATTATCGGTAAGTGTATGATGGGTTCTACATCCAACGCACTTGAGAAGGGTGGTGGTAACTTTAAGAAGTTGTACTACGACTCGGACGTAACAAAGAGAAACAGCAACGGTCAGACCAAGAGTGGTCTATACAACCTATTCATTCCTATGGAGTGGAATATGGAAGGTTTCATTGACAGGTATGGTATGCCTGTATTCAGAACTCCTGAGGAGCCTGTACTTGGAATAGACGGGGAGATGATACACCAAGGTGCTATTGACTATTGGGAAGGTGAGGTCGATTCTTTGAAGAATGACTCTGACGCACTCAATGAATTTTACAGACAGTTCCCTAGGACTGAATCACACGCATTTAGGGATGAGAGTAAGGAATCTATATTCAATCTTACAAAGATATATCAGCAGGTTGACTACAACGATTCATTGATAATGGACCACCACGTAACTCGTGGATCACTAAGTTGGAAGAATGGAATCAAGGACACTGAGGTAATATTCTCACCAAACAACAGGGGAAGGTTCTATGTTTCGTGGACACCAAACAAGCAATTACAGAATAGGGTTATAACCAAGAACGGTCTTAAGCATCCTGGGAACGATGACATAGGGGCATTTGGCTGTGATAGCTATGACATATCAGGTGTTGTTGGGGGAGGAGGTTCGAATGGTGCGCTACACGGTAAGACTATGTTTACTATGAAGGAAGCACCAAGCGATCAGTTTTTCTTGGAGTACATTGCAAGACCTCAGACTGCTGAGTTGTTTTTTGAGGATGTACTTATGGCTTGTGTATTTTATGGTATGCCAATACTTATAGAGAACAACAAGCCGAGGTTGTTATACCACTTCAAGAACAGGGGGTACAGGAAGTTCTGTATGAACAGACCAGACAAACATTACACAAAGTTATCTAAGACGGAGAAGGAGTTGGGTGGAATACCAAACTCTAGTGAAGCTGTTAAGCAGGCTCACGCTTCTGCAATAGAGTCACATATAGAATCCAATATAGGATTGTTGGAGAATGGTGATATGGGAGATATGCCTTTTGTTAGGACGTTAGAGGATTGGGCTAAGTTTGATATATCAAACAGAACAAAGTACGATGCCTCTATTAGTTCTGGATTAGCAATTATGGCAACGCAAAGGCATCTTTATCAGAATGAAAAAAAAGTTTCAAAAATAAAGATTAACTTTGCAAGGTATAGTAATAAAGGAAAATATAGCGAAATTATTAGATGAAAGACGTAAAGATAAATATATCATCCGCAGGGTTTCCAAGTCAATTTGTATCTGATTCTGAAAAGTCTACTGATGAATTTGGATTGCAGATAGGTCAAGCTATTCAATACGAGTGGTTCAGAAGAGACGGAAGTAGTTGTAGGTATTATAATCGTTGGGGTGAATTCAACAGGCTAAGATTATATGCAAGAGGAGAGCAGCCTACAGGTAAATATAAAAATGAATTGGCAGTAGATGGTGACTTATCTTACTTAAACCTAGATTGGTCTATTGTTCCTATACTACCTAAGTTCGTAGATATTATTGTAAACGGTATGCAAGACCGTGAGTTTGAGCCTAAGGCTTATGCTCAGGATGCTATGTCTCAATCTAAGAGAAGTAAGTATCAGCAAATGGTTGAGGGTCAGATGTTGGCAAAGCCAATGCTTGAGACTATACAGCAGAAGACCGGAGTAAATCCTTTTACAGTAAGTCCTGATGAACTACCTAATAGTGATGAGGAGTTGAAACTTTATATGCAGCTTAACTATAAGCCTGCAATAGAGATTGCTGAAGAGGAAGCTATAAGTACTCTTTTCGAAAGCAACAAGTATGACGATATACGTAAGCAGATAGACTATGACTTAACGGTCTTGGGTATGTCAGTTGCAAAGCACGAATTCCAAGCGGGTGATGGAGTAAAGATTAATTATGTCGATCCTGCAAACGTTGTTCATAGCTACACTGAGGACCCACACTTTAAGGATTGTTTCTACTGGGGAGAGATAAAGACTGTTCCTATTACTGAACTCGTAAAGATTGACACTTCACTAACTAATGAAGATTTAGAAGAGATATCACAATACTCTCAGAGTTGGTATGACTATTACAATACTGCTCAGTACTATCAGAATGATATCTTCTACAAGGATACAGCAACACTAATGTACTTTAACTATAAGACTACTAAGAAGGTAGTATATAAAAGAAAGGTTAAGGACAATGGTAACGTCAGTATGATTGAGAAGGACGATACGTTTAACCCACCTGCTGAGATGCAGGAAGAAGGAAACTTCGAAAAGGTATCTAAGACTATTGATGTATGGTATGAGGGAGTTATGGTTATGGGTACTAACATAATCCTCAAGTGGGACTTGATGGAGAATATGGTTAGACCACAGTCTGCTACTCAGCACGCTATACCTAACTACGTAGCTGTAGCACCAAGGATGTACAAGGGTGTGATTGAATCACAGCTAAGAAGAATGATTCCATTCGCAGACCTTATACAAATTACACACCTCAAGTTGCAGCAGGTTATTGCACGTGTTGTACCGGATGGTGTATTCATTGATGCCGATGGACTTAACGAGGTAGACCTCGGTACGGGTAATGCATACAACCCTGAGGATGCTTTGAGGCTTTACTTCCAAACTGGTTCCGTAATTGGTCGAAGCTATACACAGGAGGGTGATTACAACCAAGGTAAGGTTCCTATTAAAGAACTACAGTCTTCTTCAGGATCAAGTAAGACACAGATGTTGTTGGCTAACTACAACCACTACTTAAACCAAATCAGAACTGTAACTGGTCTGAACGAGGCGAGAGATGGTAGTATGCCAGACCCTAATTCTTTAGTTGGTCTACAGAAGATGGCAGCACTAAACTCAAACGTAGCCACAAGACATATACTTGATGGTAGTCTTTATATATATAAGAGTTTGGCTGAGGCTATGACATATAGAATAGCTGACATATTACAGTACGCTGATTTCAAGGATGAGTTTGTAAACCAAATTGGAAAGTACAACGTATCTATACTTAACGACATCAATGACCTTTACATATATGACTTTGGTATATTTATAGAGTTGTCACCAGATGAGGAGCAGAGACAAATGCTTGAGCAAAATATTCAGATGGCTTTATCTAAGGGTGAC